GAACAAGGACACCCCGATGTCATCAAGGCAAAGGATAACAAGAAAGGAGGCCTGGCATGATCATCCACAACTGCGACCAAGGAACCCACGAATGGCTTCAACTACGGCTAGGCAAGATAACAGGTACGCGCCTCAAGAAGATGCTCGCCAAGGACAACCTAGCCCTGCTCGATGAACTAATCGCCGAAGAGGAGACAGGACTATCCGATGACGATGACTTCGTATCGGAAGAAATGCAACGCGGCATCGACCTCGAACCGCTCGCTATCCAGGAGTATTCCAACATTACCGGCCATGAGGTTGACCACCCATGCCTGATTCAGTCCAGCGAATGGCCCATACTTATGATGTCACCAGACGGATACATCGGAACCACTGGAGCGGTTGAAATCAAATGCCCTAAGACCAAAACCCATATCAAGTACATCCGACAAGGCAAGATTCCCAACGACTACAAGGAGCAGATATGGGCTTACTTCATGGTCAACCCCGACCTGCAATGGCTCGACTTCGTTTCCTACGACCCACGGCTAACAAAGAAGCCCATCTGGATTCTACACATAACTCGACAAGAACTGGACGAGGAACTGCAATCAGTATCTATTGAGCTTGATAAATTCATTAACAAACTAAACAGCTACCGCAATGAAATCTTCTTTTAAAACCCACTACAAGGGCTTCTATTGGAAGCGCAGGCACGAAGCCGAACGCAAGCAAATCGAGCAGACTGGCCGCTGTTTATGCGGTGCCAAGATATCCCAGTTCAACCGAATAATAGACCGTGGATACCAATACGGTTGGGAATGTGAGGTATGCCGATGAGAACCCGAACCAACCGCCGCTGGACAATGGCCGACATCCGAATGATTCGCGAAAACCCAAGACTATCAAACATCGAGATGGCAAAGCTTATCGGTGTATCGATAGCCAAGCTCAAAGCATTCCGCATAAGGTCAGGCCTAGCCGTCAGATCACTACGCCATCGGCAATCTGAAACTGATTGACGGTAAAATTACCATCCTCATGCAAGTCCACAGTAGCACCACCCTGGGTCCATTGGTTCAAAACACCGGTATATCGCGGCTTCAGATATGCCAAACAACCGATGGCCCAGGCACTGTGGACCTCATCAGCAAGGTTGCGCGAACTGTCCTGCTGGTTCTTGTGCCAGTGACCAAACATGACATTAACACCCACGCGCATTCTTACCTGCCTTGCAATGTTCACAGTCCCACTTTTAAGGCCTAATTCGTGTCCGTGAGCCAACCATAGCTTACCAAACTTGGCCACCTTATGTTCCGGAATATGGATGATATCATGGTCGGCCAACCCTAACTGAGTGGGTATGTCCATCCCGAACAGCTTAACCAGTTCAGGTGCCTTGGAACTGACATAGCTCTCAAGCCGCTTTTCATGGTTGCCATCTTTCCAATAAATCTTTACATCGGGAAACAGCTTTCGTAAGCTACGCACAAACTGCCGACCGACCTCAATCTCATCCTTTAGATATCGACCGTCTGGCATCTTTTCAAACCTGCTCACATCCTCCAGGTCCATTATATCACCATTAAGATAAATCCCATCAACCTGCCTTTTCTTAAACTCAGCAAAGCAGGCCTGTACCGCGAACTTGTCATGGTACGGCAAGTGGATATCATTACACACCCCAAGCCGCTTTACCCCATCAATCACAATCGCCTCGTTTATTTCAGCCCAGCTTGTCGGGAAGTCGATTAGGTTACTTAACGGATCGTCAAAGTCCGCAGGAGCCAAGTCCCCAAAGCCACGCTCCGCCTCGGCTAGATTGTCCAAAATATGGTCAGCAATCTCCTGCACCTTTTCCTGCTTAAAGCTTGGCACCGTACCTTTTCTAACCCTTGCAGTATAGTTCCGCAAGGTCCACACTGGCCTGTTATCATTAGGGAAAACCTTGGCATAAACATCCGCCACATCATACATCGATAGGTCCTTTAGGCCCATCTTGACCTCGTTCTCAGTATACCACAGATAAAACTTTTTAAAAAGACTCATGTATTTCTTTAATTAGATATCCGAATAAATAAGCAAAACTCTCCTCACTACTAACGTCTAGCGTTACCCCTATATACCTGTGATGCTCCATGACCACATGGAACACCTCATGGGCGATGGTCTCGATATCGACCTTGGCTAGAATGATAGCGTAATGACTAGGCATGTCCGGAGCCAGATAGTGCGTCTCGGCCTCACTGTGCCGATGCAGCTTAAACTCGGAGGACTTGAACTTGCGACCACTTTTGTTTACCGCGTTTAGCTTCAAAGCTATCTCGGTAGGCCGATAGCCATGAAACACATGCAAGGTAAACGGTCTGTCCTTTAAAACAATGCGCTTGTATTTCACGGGGTTAAATGTAAAGCAAAGATACCCAATTTGATACCATGAAAAGATACTTTTTGTTTATCCACTTTAGCCGCATCCTACAAAATCGTACTTATGTTTGCATTGGCTGAATGAAGATATTGGTGATTCCCACGCCAAAGCCCCCGATGAATTTCAGCCGTTCAAAGGGGGCTTATTATTTGAATGATTTCTCATGCACATCGCACCAAATCGGGTACAGTGAGTGATAAAACGGACAAATCATACCTTATATAACCTAAAAAACCATGAACCTCACAGGAAAACTAACTAGAATCCTGCCGCTCGAAAGCGGTACAACAAAAGCCGGTAAAGACTGGCAGAAACAATCGTTCGTTCTCGAATATCAAGACGGCAACTATTCCAAGCTCGCCTGCATCCAAGTGAAGAGCGAAATCATGATCGGCATGCTCAAGCAGTTCAAAATCGGTGACACCTTATCATGCGAAGTGAAGATAGAAGCTCGCGAATGGCAGGACCGATTCTACACCGATGTGACCGCTTGGAAAATCGTTAAGCAAAGCGAAAATGTGGATTCAGTTTTCTAAATATAAGAAACGATTTCCATCCCTACATAAAAACTATGGTAAGCCAAGATTCGAAAGAAGCGGTAAACGATGGTCTCAACCGAAAATGATTGAATTTATCAAATCGAAACCACACTGGGATGCTTATGATTTTAAATACGAACTTAGAATAACCATTGACCATAGCAGATATTTAATACTATTATCAAAAATAAAGTAAAGGGAAAATTAGCGACTCCCAAAACTTGTTAAAACTAACCAGCCCTGAACGGGGTGGATTCTTTCGGATCAGGTCCGCTAATACCTCCCACCGATCGATGAAACCCCGACCAGGGCTTACATATTTAACCATGTCCCTCGACCGCGAACTCCTGAACCTACGAAACCGAATAAAAGGATATCAGATTAAACCTGATGCGGTCGAATCATACCTGCTATGGATGCAGAACCTTGAGCAAGCCATAACCACTTACATGGAACAGACCGAGGAACAGCTTCAAGAGTTAGAATATAACCACCAACGGCAAACCGCAGAACTAGTCGAGACAGTAAAGAAACAAGCACTAATCATTGAAGCAGCTGGAGTAGTTTTCCCAACCATCAATCAATCAATGTCGGTCATTTATGAATCATACCTTGCATCGACAGGACAATACCATACCTTTGACCGCTCAACTTTTGACCCCGATAAAGTACAAGTAACAATAAAAGTCATCTGATGGCCCACAAACACACAAACCCAGTGAACTATTGGGATCAGGAACGATCCTGGCAGGAATCATTCCAATCGGTGAAAATCGAATGGCTTTCAGATGACCAAATCGCACCTGAGCGGTCATCAAAACCATGCTTCCAACTGCAAGGACAAACCGTGATTGTGCTAGATAAAAACCCATTAAACCTGACCATAGGAGACAGCTTTACTAAATTCGAAATACTCACGCACGGCAAGTTCAAAGGCAACGCACAAGCCGCCTGGACTTGGGTAGGCATAAAATACATGAACGCTCAGCTTCCATTCCTGCGCGTGGCTGACAGTTACTACAAGATTACCCATGTTCGTGACCGATACGATGTACTCCGTGAACAAATCAAGGCATTTAAAAAAGAGGAAATTAAAGCCGATCACGGTCCAGCCATCATGCCCCTTATACCCAAGTTCGATGACTTCTGCATCGTTCCTGATAACATGAACTATTCCGAAGTAGTAGATAACTGCTACAATTTATATCATCCATTCAGCCATAAGCCATGGGAACACGGTCGTATGGTCAAGGAATCGGATATCAAAGTAAGTATGGGACTGATGCGGCACATATTCGGCGAACAGCTCGAAATGGGTATCAAATACCTTAAGCTTCTTTACGAACAACCTCGCCAAGCACTGCCTATCCTTTGCCTCGTTTCAAAGGAACGGCAGACTGGTAAGACAACGTTCCTGAACTGGATGAATATCATGTTCGGTCAAAATTATTGCCAAATAAACCCAGAGGACCTTGGCTCGCAGTTCAATTCGGCCTATGCCACCAAAAACATTATAGCACTGGATGAGACAGTTATCGATAAATCACATGCAGTCGAAAAGCTAAAATCAATAGCAACCGCCAAAACCATATCAGTCAACCAGAAGTTCGTGGCCAACTATTCCGTTCCGTTCTTTGGCAAGGTCATTATTTGCACTAACAAAGAGCAGGACTTTATGCGCATCGATGAGGAGGAAATTCGATTTTGGATACGCAAGGTTCCTCAAATCAGCACTATAAATACCAACATTGAAAACGACCTGACTGATGAGGTTCCGGCATTCCTGCGCTATCTTATGAGCCAACCAGCGGTTGATACCAAACGATCACGAATGGTATTTACTGCCGAGGAACTGCACAACGATTCGCTTTTAAAAGTGAAGAAAGAAAGCCAGTCACAGCTCCGAAAAGACTTTACAATCATCTTATCGGATTACTTCTACACCAACGGAGTAGATAAAATACAAGCTACCTTGAGCGAGCTTAAAGAGAAATTCTTTAAATTCAATAATCAGGTAGGTCATGGGTATCTTAGAAAAATGTTGGTACATGAATTAAAAATTAAGCCAGTACATGGTCGTTACAGGCCAATCGATACCCATGAGATCAACAGCAAGGTTGGAGTTCATTATACTTTTTTGAGGACAGATTTTGTCCAAAACTATGAGCTGCCACCAGAACCTGATGAATCGGTTCCGTTCTGATGTAAGAATAACAAAAAAAACAGAATAACACGCTAATCGATTGATAGCGTGTTTTTTATTGCCATTTGTTATTTGTTAGGGTCGAAAACCCAAAAACTCCATGAGTTTTAAAAACAAATAGTATCGGAAGTTTTTGGTAAAATGTTATTC